TCTTCACCCCTGCAACATACTGTTTTTTCATTAAAGACTTCTATTATTTTCATAACTTTGTTCGAGCTCCTGAGTGACCTGAGCCACCACAGGCATTGCACACATAAGTCGTATCTATTTCTTTATCTTTAAATCTGTCAGGACGGATAAAACCATTGCCGTGACATTCTTCACAGACTTCATAAACTAAAATTCTTTTTTTTAAATTCATTTTTCTCCACTTAGTTTTGTTTTCGGTCCCAACATAGCAGGAAAAAGCCATTTACTTTTTTCTAGCCATATCATCTTTTCCACATAAGACATTTTATTAAGGTTCAAAAGACCTTGAAATGCTTCTTCGTGTTCTTTTGTCCAACCTACTTTATTTTTTCCTGTCATTATTCTTTCTCCTTCGTTACACATTGCTGTTTATATTTTGTATATCCAAATATATCTAATGATGGGTTTTTAGGGTCTGCTTTCGACCATCCTTTATCAACCCACACACAAGTATATTCTCTTTCATTGTTTTTCTTTTGCACAAAAAAATCGGCATTGCTCCATGTATATAGATTTATTACCAATCCTACAATTAATGTCTCCATCATTACTCCTTATCTTTTATTTGATCCCATTTGTTTAATTTATATTTTTTAAACCAAGTGACAGGGTCATTGCACTTAGCTGCTTTTATTTTTTTATTTGGATTTTTATTCTCAAAATCCTCAATAAGTTCTGTTATGGCTGTTTGGCACTCTATATATTTAAAATTAGGAATATGTTTCATTGTCAATTTGTTGTTGTATTCTATCCAAATAGTTAAAATAAACCAATTAAACATCGATGCCTAATTTCTTTCGTGCTTTTTGTCGTATGTTAAAAGTCTTTTCGTCATAACATCCCCATCCTTGAATGTCGATGTCATTTTCTTGCTCATACATTTCAACCTTGTCCCAAATTTCATCTATGATACAAGCTTCAACTTCACCATAAACAATCTCTTCACCAGTATAAAGAAACAGTAGTAAAATCCACTTCATTTTATCTCCCTACAAAAAACTCTAAAATGATCGTCAAAATGGTCACACTTAGTTACTACAAGTGCTTTCATTTTATGACCACCATATTCAAAAGTAGTATCTGTTCTTACAGGAATTCTCGTAGGTATAGAAACATAAATACCTTTTTCATAATCTTCATGAGGTTGCTCATCGTCTCTATAGCCTGTAGCATAATTTTTATTATCCATATAAACTAAAAATTGTGCCCATCTAAGTTTAGTCTCTGGCATTGGATTTTTTTCCTTTTTCTAAAAGATGTTGAGAAAAGGCTTCATAACTTGTGCCCTCTTTTCGAGCTTGATAACGAATTGTTTCATCAATCATCTTGCTAATCATATTATTAGGTCTTCTATATTTTACTGAGCACAGACCTTTTAATTTGTAGTAACAATCTTTTCTTATAGCAACTGTATGCCATTTTGTAGTATCCATATTTTTTCCTTATTTAAAATTAATATTAATTTTAAATATATATGACTAAATGTGATAGTGCAAGCTAATTGACATCTTTTATAATCTTTTTTATACTTTACTATGAAAGGAAGTGAAAATGGCAATAGCTGAATTGTTACATGCTAAGATGTCTTTAGAATCTAAGTGGAATGCCATGTATAATGAAAGTGGTGTTTATTCTGTTGAGATGAAAGATATTGAGAAAAAAATTGAAGCTATAAAGCAAGCTTTGGTACTAGCCGATATAAGAGAAGCAAAAGCGAAATACTAACTCGCTTCACCAAAGTCTTTGCCTAATGCAACATCTACTACACTTGGAACTCTTAGTTTCACGCCATCCTCCATCACTGTCTTTATTTTCTGAGCATGCTCCTCAGAAGAAACATTAAAACATAATTCATCATGTATCTGTAATAGAGCCAAATCACCTTGCTCATAACAATCAACAATGGCTTTTTTTGTTTGGTCAGCTCCTGATCCTTGAATCAATCTATTTAAAGCTTTATAAGTAAAAGCTCTTTTAATATTACTCGCACCATATTTTGCAGAAGCGTTCTCAAATTTCTCAGGGGTATGAATACCAAAATCTTTTGTTTCCCACATATCAAAACGACATTTTCTTCCAAGTTTGGTTCGAATAACTCCTTCACTATTAGCTTTTTTCATACATCTATCAGATAGTAATTTTACAAAAGGTGCTCTGCGATTAAACTTAGCAATGAGTGCACTAGCTTCATCAAAATCTAAACCCAACATATTAGCCAATTTATTTTTACCCATACCATACATCAAACCAAGACCGATTGTTTTTGCTTGCTTTCTATCTATACCAACCAAGTCAGCTACAGTTTGATGGAAGTCAGCATCAGCTCTTGTGTAAGCTTCAACAAGCTCTTGTGAACCCTCGTAGCCTTCACCAATACTTGAAGCATAATGCACCACCAAACGAGGTTCTTGTTGAGAATAATCAAAAGAACCCCATTGGCAGTTCTCTTCAGGAAGGAAAAGTCCTCTAATTATAGGTCCAAATTCTTTATTGCGTGCAGGTAATTGTTGTAGGTTAGGACTTGACATACTTAGTCTTCCACTGACAGTGCCTCCTGTATCAGAGCGTAATTGATTTATTTCGGCATGAATTCTACCTTTATGTTCAAACTTCATTATTGAATTTAAAAAGGTGTTGTGAAATTTATTTATTTCTCTAGCCTGTACAATTAATTTAGAAATTTCATGATCAGAATTTATTAACCAATTTTGTGTAAAACTTGGTTCACCACTTTTAGGTGTTTTAGGATAAGTAATACCTAATTTATCGAAACCAAAAGCGATTTGTCTAGCTGCCCAAATATCTAAATCTTTTCCAACAAGTTTTTTTATTTTAAGTAAAATATCTTTTTCTTTTTCAATAAACTTTTTTTGTAAAGAGGACGCTTTTTCAACATCAACTCGAATACCTTTTTTTCTCATCTTAATTAGTATTGGCAACAAGCGTCTTTCAAGATCCCATACAGTCTCTAAACTTTGTGAATGTATCTCATGTTTAAATCTTTGCCATAAAAGGTAAGTGAGCCGTGCATCTTGTTCAGCGTAGTATCCAACATGTTCTGCTGGCAACATCCACATCTCGGCTTTTGGATCAACGCCATGAGCCTGAGCTGCTTCTTTTAAATCTGTCTCTGCTTTTAACTCTCCTAGATAATCCTTAGCTAAAGCGTTTAATTTATAGGTGTATCTATTCTCATCAATTAAAGCTCCTGCAATCATGGTATCAACGATCTCTCCTTTAACTTCGATACCATAAGCGTTAAGCCATCCAACATCATACTGGGCATTATGAAAAATTTTTCGGCAAGGTAACGAACAAATGTCATTCATATATCGCAACACCTGTTCTTTAATTAAGTTACCTCCACCGAAATGACCGAAAGGATAATAGCCTTGCCATCCTTCAGTGGCGATAGCAAAGCCGATTATCTCTCCTTGGTTTGTTGCCCAACCAGCTCCTAATCCATTATTAATTCCGTCATCTCTAGTCTCTAAGTCTATTGCAATTTCCTGTGCATCGGACAGATCCTTATATTCACTCGGAGCTGACCAAATATGTTTCTTAAAGTTAAATGTAAGTTGTAGGCTAGTCATTAGCAGTCACTATTTTTTTTTGCCAAGTTGGTTCAGCATCGTCTGTTGGTAAATACACTTCAACATAAGCACCACAATTAGGACAAGATAAATTTGTGACCATACAAAATTCATCATGCTCATCTTCAATATCATGATCACCACCCCAAATTAATTCTGTATCACAGTGCCAACATTTCATTCGTAGTCTCTTTCTTTTATCATTTCTAAATAGTGAATAGCTTTCTCAATGTCTTTTTTTCCACCACCACCTTCTTGATTATGTCTCGATGTATATTTAATAACATTACCTTCAGGAAATTTTAAATTATTGACTAATATAAATTGACCAGGCTGTATGTGAAAATTTTTATAATGTTTGCTTCCTTTTTCCCAAACATTGTCCTCAACAACTGTGTCATAAAAACCTTTCCATAAATGACCAAACTTATCTAAATCATCTGGGTCTAGTTGATTTTTATATTTTTTAAAAAAGCGTGAGAGCATATTTGAAATATCACTTTTCATAATAATCCCTTTCTATTTCCTCCAATAAATCCTCAAAGCGTAATTCATTCTTATCTTCTAAAAACTCTATAGTTAGAACCATTCTAATTCCGTTATAATTTAAAACCATATGATCTTGTTGATTGTTAAGTAAAAACCTACTACCAGGAAAATATTGCAGTTCAATAATTGGATGGTTTACATCAAACTCTTTTCTGAAAAAAGTGTATGAAGTATTAGGTGTATTGATCAAACAGTTTACTGTGACACCTCTATTTGAATCTTTGTGCCAGTTGTACATTGTCTGATGTTCCATTTTTAAAACACCAGCTTTATAAGGATGTCTATCATATAGCCACTTATAAAAATGATCTCTAAATAAAACTTCTTTCTCAATGGGACAAGCTGTAAAATTAAAGTAGTTTACCCATTCAGTTTCAGGATTAAAAATTATGTCATGTAGCTCAGGACTGTAAAATTGACCCACTCGAAGTTCTTGAAAAAAAGGTTTCATTATTGCTCCTGTAAATAAATTAAATAGTCTTTTCCGATGGGATAATTAAATCGGAAATCGGTTGATAAAATATGTAAAGTATCTTTGGCTCTTGTAACGGCTGTATAATAAACTCTTTTCTCATCTGACTTTTCTTCTTTACTTTTTTTATCATAGGTCGATGCATAATTAGTTTTTGAATAAATCAAAACATTATTAGCTTCACCACCTTTGACTGAATGTATTGTATCAATAATTATATTGGGATCATTTGATAATATTTTTTGACCATAATTTTTTAACAATTGAACAAAATAAGTTACCTGATTATCTTTAAAATTTCTTTTCAAAACTTCCCACCAATTTTTTTTTAAAAAAGAATCATCCATGTCTAAGCCACACCATTCTCTCAAATCTTTTAAATCGAACATCTGAGTCTCAGGTATATTTTGCCAAAACTTTTGTGTCCTAAAATTAAAATCTTTTAGTTCTCTTAGGTATTTATACATATTTTCTGCACTATTCCTACTTATTTTTTTATTATTAGTAATCTTTGTCCAAGCTTTAATTGCCTCCCATTGTTTTACATCAAAACTTTTATTACCTTTATTATCAGAAAAATACAAGCCAACATCTTTTGCACACATTCTTAATTCATTTACAGTCGAATGAATTCTACCCAAAATATACCAAGTGCCTTCTAGTCTATGAAAAGGTATTTCACTAAAATTAAGATATCTTTTTACGCTACCTTTTTTAGGTAAGCAATCATAATCTTTCTCAACGCTATCAAAAATTCCTCGTCTGATGATTTGAGAAAAGCGATAAATCTCTTCACCAAATCTTCTTGTTTGTCTCAGGATAACTTTGCGACCAGGAAAATAAGTAGTAAAATATTTTGGATCTGCTCCATTCCATTTATAAATACCTTGATCATCATCTCCTGCTAAATAAATCTTTTTTACATTATCTGCCATCTTATAAATTACTGACCATTGCAAAGGTGTAAAGTCCTGAGCTTCATCTAAGATTAAAATTTCAAGTGGAGGAAAATTAACTTCGTCAATCGATCTTTCAATCATATCTGTGAAGTCAATAAATGAATCTTTTTTATAGTGCTCGTATGTGTCAATCTTTCTAAGAAAAATTTCAAGACTATCTTTTTTATAACTTTCTTTTTTATAGACTAGCTGAGGTTCTTGGAGCGTGTTCCGTGCTTTATCATACACGCCTAATGACCAATCTTTATAATGAAAATTATCATCAGACAAACGATTATCGGATGTTTTAATTATCTTAGCTTGTAATGCATAATCAAGCATACAGTTCTTAGGATCAAAAACCTCTTCTTCAAAATAACGCCTGCAATATTTATGAAGCGTTTTAAATCGTTGAAAGTCATCTGTGGTGTATTGTGTAAAAGTTGCCAAGGCTCTGTCTCTTGCTGTATCCACTGCCTTGTTTGTAAATGAAATAAAAGCAATGTCTTTTGGGTGTATGCCTCTAGCTAAATGTTTCTTTAAAATTCTTTCAATTAAAGTATGAGTTTTGCCAGTGCCAGGAGGACCAAAAATCTTCACTGTTTTTCTATATAAGTTTTTATGCTTTTGTATCCCTGAACTTGTCATGATGCTCTTCATCCATTTCTGTAGATTTTTTATCTTTAGGTTTTATACTTTGATGACTCACAAAATCAGGCATATCAACAAACCATACATTTTTTTCACCTTCTTTGTAATCGGCTCTTTTACATCCTAACATTCGTAAAGCGTCAGCCGTGGTGTTAAATGTTCGAGCTGCATTCTTTTTTAAAAATCTATCAAGAGTCAGTTTTTTAAAATAACAAGTATTTGTTTTTGAGTCCAAGACCACATAGCCATCTTTTAATTTTTCAAACTTATCCTGTTCAATATGTGACTCGAAAAAATCTTTGAGGACGGAATAGCGTTCCTCTTCCACAGTGTCAGTATATTGATGGTCTGTAGATTCTTCTGATTTATCGACAATAGTTTTCATAAGTAATTCAAAGGGACTAGGACCTTTTCTTGGTTTCGGTAGAGTCAACCAATATACTCTGTGTCGAAGTAACTTTACTCTAAATGCTTTTTCATCTTTCATATCTTCAGGAGTTACACTAATTCTCTGACCTTTGTAATCAAACTCATACCAAATGTTTTTTGTATCTTGTATGTAATTAATGTTCTCAAAAAATTCTATGATCTCAGGAACAGCCTCACCAATTCCTAAGCGTCTTGTTTTACATAATTCTTTATTACAGATTGGATTATACTCAGGATGTTTTGGTGGGCATTGAAATTCATAACCACCTTTATGCACTGACTTTGTTAATTGAGATACTTCGTTTTTGCTGAGAGGTTTTGTAAAAATATTTGTATTTCTGTGTTGAGCAATTTCTTCGAGTTGTTGTAATGTTAAAGTAGAATTCTTTTTCATCTCAAGCACAAGGACATTAAACAAAAAATTGTTTCTGTTATTACCACTCCATCCTTCCTGAATTAATTTTTGTACACAGGGAGGATAATGTTTCCATTCACTTTCAGCTTCATATTCTTCAACTTTTAATTCAAAAAATTTCTTAGGTTCTATCATTTGTTTTTTAGCAAGTTGAATAAATCTGCCAATCATTACAGGAGTATTGTTTTCATCAAAAGCAAATTCCATAGAAGCATTCATATTATGATAAGGCATATTCACTGCTTTATTACATGGAAAAATTTCTTGAGCTAAAAAATATTGTTCGTTTATTTCAGCTAATTTATCAGTGACTTTTTTTACATCAGCCATTTCTGTAAAAAAAATAAAAATGTGCAAGCCTCCTGATTTTGATTTGACTGGCACAAAAGGTAACTTATATTTCTTAATTATTTGTACATACTTTTTTTCTGAATAATCTTTATAATTGTTGGGATCAACATCGATGCAACCCCATTTACACTGGCTATCAATTTCAGGTTTTAAGCCTAACCTTATTTTTCCATCAAGGTGTTGACTCCAAACATCAGCCGTTACTGGTTCGTGGATCGTGGCATAGTGAGCTTGTTTCTTGCCTCTCTCATCGTCCTCCCCTGTTAGGGAGGACTTGAGGTAGCGAGAATTGTCACTAGTAAACAATTCAAGAAGTTGTTCCTTCATTAGAAAGGAACATCTGAATTAGCATCAGCTTGTTGAGCTGGTTGCTGAACAGATTCTGTGCTTGTTTTTTTATTTTCTTCTTCAAATGCAACAGTCCCAAAAATATCAGAAGTCTTCGCACTTTTATAAAAAGCATTTAACACTTCTAAAGTATTAAGGTTGCTATCAGGACTTAACATTTTATCAAACTCAACAACCCATCCGTACCATGAGTTTTGAGAATTTGATTCTTTGGTAGTTGTTAATTTATATACTTGACTCCAAGAAGGTGGACAGAAAAATCCGTTAGACCCTTTTACTCTTCTTGATTGAAGCATTGAATTCCACAACTTAGATTTCTTTTTTTGTGTAGACTTCATTGTAATTAACGCTGTCTCAACAGGTGCATAATTTTTGTCTAATATGTAAACAAAATGATTTCCTGTATCTTCAACATAATTACCATTTTCTAATCTATCTTTTCCATCATCGGATCGAGATGTTTTTCTCATGATGTCATAGTCTCTATGAATAGCAATTGGTCTACCAGGTGAATCACCTCTATCTTTCCACTCATTAAAAGTATTTACATAAAGACAAGGTACAACTAATACACCATCTTTACCTTTATATAAATTTCCAGTGATCTCATTATAAATATCACCTTGTCTTGCTTTATCATTAAACTTGCCATCACTCTCATCGAGGACTGGTGAATTAGAATAAAGTATTTTTAAAATTGGTAATTTAGTGTCACGAGCTGTAACAAATTCATTACCTTGATCGGCATGTTCTTCGAGATTAAATTTCTGTGGAACATTATTTTTTTTTTCTGTAACTTGGTTCATGATTACTCCTTCGTTTTAATTGTTGTTTGGTTAGTTACAAATATTGAAAACAAATCAGTTGGAACATTTTGACCCTTTTGTAATTTTTCTCTTACAAAAGCTTTCAATGTGTTCGGTTCAACTTTTTCGTTTTGGCTCACATTGTATCCTTGTTCTTGTAAATTTTCAAAAAGTTTTTTAGCATCGCTATCTTCTGCTCTACCAAAATTTAAAGACACAATATTTTTAATCAGATCGCCTGCACCATTTTCTCGAAGCCATTCAAACGCTTCTTGTTTTCGAGAATCATTTGGCATGCGAGCTGAATAAATTGGTTTTACATCAACAGTTGAACCATCGGATAATTTTAACATGGTCACACCTGCCTCTGCCATAGCCTTCGGAATTTCATTTGTTGCTAAGATTTTCTCGTCCTTTTTTAGATTAGCAAGATTCGCTTCGCATTTTTCAATTTGTTTCCGAGTGGCTAATAACTCATTGCACTTACTAGCTATGTCAACTGTAAGGCTTGTATCTACATTTACTGTAGCTTCTTTTTCTAAGTCCATAAGCACTCCTTATTTTTAAAAGTTATACCTACACTTACATCAGATAATTATTTCCGTCAAGAAAAAATGTGATAAGCAATTAATTAAAAAAATATATTAAAAAATAAAGCAATAAAATCAATGACTTATAAAAAAAATAAAAAAAGGCTTGTATCACATGCTAGATGTGATAGTATATAGGTGTGGGACAATAAAGTTTCACACTTTTACGGAGAAAAAATGAAAACTTTAACTTTAAATAAACAAATATCAGTAAACAACCAAGTTAGTGTGGTTGCTTTAAAACTTAATATAGAACAATTTGATTGTGGAGATTTCTCAGTAAACGCATTAGCAGTTTTAAATACTAATGTTGATTGGATGGAATTACCTTTCGATCTTATGGATAAAATATCTTCTGTAACTAAATCAGTTTTGGTAGAATCTTTTCCATCTTTAAAAGATGCTAAAGTAAATTTTTCTGAGCAAGGTAGACAATTTACAAATGCAATGGATATGGATGTATATTTTGAAACAACTGATTCAAATGGTTTCCCTTTAGGTGATAACCAAAGAGCCAATCAAGTTTTTGCAAAAATATAAAAAAAGATTTACATCACATTTAATATACTATATAAATAAGATAATATTAATTTTACGGAGAAAAAAATGAAACTTACTTACACACAAAAAGAACTTAATTCAGTGCTTGATGAAATTCTTAATCTCATGAAAACTGAAGGCACTAATTGGGTCAAAGGTTGGTCATCAAAAATTGCAAGTGGCTTTCCTGTAAATGCAAAAACTAAGAAAACTTATCAAGGTATAAATTTACTTAGTTTGTCTTTGACTGCTTACAAAGAAGGTTACACTTCTAACGAGTGGGCAACTTACAATCAATGGAAATCTATCAATGAAGATTTCAAAATTAAAAAGGGTGCTGTCACTATTTTCTTTTGGGGTCAGAAAGATGTCGAGTCAGAAATTCTTGATGACAATGGTAAGCCAAAAAGAAAAACAATTTGGTTTTTAAAAGCTAGTAAAGTTTTTAATGCCGATTTAGTTGAAGGCTATCAACCAAAAAAAGTTGAGACTGTTAAGAAAACACCTTTACAAATTTCTGAGTCTTTTAACTCTTTTGTCAAAAATACAAACGCTGATATTAGACATCTTGGTGGTCGTGCTTTTTATCATACAACTGCCGACTATATTCAAGTGCCAAATGTAAGTGACTTCAATACAGCCGAAGATTATTATGGAACTGTTTTACATGAATTGGTTCATTGGACAGGACATAAAAATCGTTTGGAAAGAAATTTTAAATCTGACAAAGAGAGTTATGCTTTCGAAGAATTAGTAGCTGAGACAGGTTCTGCATTATTAATGAGTGTTTTAGGTCTATCACCAAGACCAAGAAAAGACCATGCTCAATATCTTAATGGTTGGATGAAAGCAATTAAGAATGAACCTAAAGCAATCTTTAAAGCTTTCTCAAAAGCAACTCAAGCTCTAGACTTTATATTAAACCTACAAGAAAAAAAGGAGGTGGCGTAATTTATTTATGAGCCGAAGGGGACACGGCTAAAGTTGTCCCCAACTTTTACGGAGAAAAAAATGTATAAAATTGAAAACAATATACCATTACCTAATCGAGCTAAGTTTGAGTTTTTAAACGAACTTGAGGTTGGTCAATCTTTTGTTGCTCCAATAAATGGATCAGCAGGAAAAACTCAAAATTTGTGGCAATCACGATTTAGAATTAGAAATATGAAAGCCACTACACAAAAGATTGATGAAAACAACATTAGAGTATGGAGGATAAAGTGACAAAAATTAGATTAACAGAAACTTTCAAACAAAGACTTTGTTCAGATATTTATATTCACATTAAAAATGGTCATAATACTTTTTATAAATTAAAAAAAATATTGGCTGAACAAAATCCAAAATTAGGTGCAAGAGAAATTCGTTCAGCACTTAGGTATGGATGTAGCAGATGGACTCTTTTTAATTTTAAAGGTAATCAGTACAAGTTTTTTCTTGAAGGAAAAACTTATTCATATAAGATTGTGTGAAATGACAAAGTATAATTACAAAACACAACCTTATGAACATCAACGACAAGCTCTCATTCAGGGAGCTTGTCAAAATAACTATGCTTACTTCATGGAAATGGGTACAGGTAAAACAAAAGTAAGTATTGATAATGTTGCATACTTACATCAACAAAATAAAATTGACGCTGTTTTAGTTGTCGCACCAAACTCAGTTTATAGAAATTGGATCAATGAAATTGAAACACATTGTCCTGTAAAAACTAATATTGGTGTTCACAAATTAAGTAAAAGTTTTGAAGTAAAAGATAATTGTTTAAATTTTTTTTTAATAAATGTTGAAGCGTTTTCGCATGATAGTGGAAGCAAAGCAGTTAAAGATTTAATTGCTTATCACAAATCAAGAATGTGTGCCATCGTTGATGAAGCAACGACAATTAAGAACCGACAAGCCAAACGCACAAAAAGAATAATAGAACTATGCCGACAAATAACTTACAAAAGAATTTTAACAGGCTCTCCAATTACCAAATCTCCCTTAGATTTATTTAGCCAATGTGACTTTTTAAGTCCATCATTGTTAGGCTATGATAATTATTATGTCTTTCGTGCTCGATATTCTGTCATGAAACAAATACAAACAAACGGCAGACATATTCAAATACCTATATACTATCAAAATTTAGATGAACTTGAAAATAAATTAAAAAAATTTTCATACAGAGTGAGAAAAAAAGACTGTTTAGATTTACCTGACAAAATTTATCAAAAAAGATATGTTGATCTTTCGACAGAACAAAAAAAATTTTACAACGATTTAAAACAATATGCTCGAACAATTATAGAAGATAATAGCGTTAGCTATAACAATAAGCTTACTGAAATTATAAAATTGCAGCAAGTTTGTAATGGTCACATTGTGACAAACTCAGGAGAAAAAAAAATAATAAAAGATTCTAAGTTAGATGAACTTATGAATATTCTTGAAGAGACCGATGGTAAAATAATTATTTGGGCAAGATTTGTTTACAACATTGAAAGTATAATAAAAAAAATAAAAGAGACCTATGGTTCTAATTCTGTTGTAGCCATTTACGGAAGTGTGTCTGTAGATCAAAGAACAGAGAATGTAAAAAAATTTCAAGAGGATGATAAGGTAAGATTTTTTGTAGGTAACCCTGTTACTGGTGGCTATGGTTTGAATTTAACAAAGGCAAATACAGTTATCTATTACAATAATACTTTTGATTTAGAGGTAAGAGTGCAATCCGAAGATAGAGCTCACCGACTTGGTCAAAAGAAAAGTGTGACTTATATAGATATTATTGCAAGAGGAACAATTGATGAGTTTGTTATCAAAGCTTTAAATAATAAATTAAGAATCAGTGCCGACACTTTAGGTGAAGAGGTCATGGAGTTTCTTTAGTTCTTTCTCCGAGGGATTGTAGAGCATGAAAGTGCTCTACTCTCTCTAACCACTTTTTCTTTAACTCTTCTAAACGATCTCCTGACAAAATAAATTTCTGAAATACTAAATCAACAGTGCAAATTAATACCACGCCCTGTTCTATTTTTCCGTACATAGATTCGTGAGCCATGATATATGCACAGAGTTGATAAAAATAATCTTCAATCCATTCTTCTCTCTTTGGTCTATTTGATTGTTTAAAATCAAGAATAGATGGTTTACCATCATACACACCAATTAAATCTGCACTTCCTGCCCATCTGTCTTTATAAGATAATGTGACCTCTGTTCCCCATACCTGACTAAATTGGTCAAGGTTAGAAACGATTGTATGAGCCATCATTCGTGGTAATGCTCCGTCTTTTGATAAGTTTAAATAACCTATACCTTTTAAGTATTGCTCTAAGACATGGTGCATTTCTGTCCCTCGTGTTGAAGCTTGGTTCGTGATCCGTGCAGCTTCTTCATAGCCTATTCTTTCACGCCACCTGTTTAATGACTCTCGTTTTTCTTTGCTTTGAGTTTTAGATAATATAGTTGTTACTGAGGGTACTTTCTTTTCAGCAACATTATAGACTCTACCTGAGTCAAGGTCACTTCTTGTGTAATCTTTGTAATTATATTTATTGACTATAGAGAAATCGGTAATTGAAAAAGATTTATCTTTTCTTATAAAACGCATAATATTTTCTATAATCTTTAGGTACAAACACAGGAACGCCACTTGCTTCAGTGTAAATTAAGTGTCCTTTTTCATTTACTAAAAAGAATTTGTCATTTAAATATTCTGTCATCTTATCCATGTTATTAAACTATATCGAGTTCCTTTAACCACTGGCATTATACCATGAGGAAATAAAAAATTACTAGGAAAAATTATTACATCACCTTTTTTTAATTCATAGATTTTATAAATATCTTCCGAGTCTTGAGAGGTAAAGTAAAGCTCACCTCCTACATAGTCATCATTAAGATTTATAATGATAGATAAATTTCTTGGAGTGCTTAAAGAATAATCAACATGAGGTTTGTAATAATGTCCTTCAGGATATTTTAAAAGATCAACATTTAAAATTTCACAATCAGAAATCATTTTAAATGTTTTTAAATATTTTTTTAAAACTCTACTTGTTGTTGTATAAATGATTGATTTGTATAATTCGTCCTGATTACCATTTTTTAAACCATAGGCTAGAACTTCTCTTGAAGATTCATCTTCAGGTTGAACAGTTTTACCTTTTTGTCTACAAACTAAGTCAGCATACTTTTGTATGTTCTCGCAAAAGTCATGACCAAATTTATTTTTATATATTTGAATAGCGTCAAGAATCTTTATCATCGGCATACAAATTGTTAAAGGTTGTTTCCCAATCCATATAGCTGTCATGTTCTTCAGCACTGTGTGTCCATTGACTCGGTATAAAATCAGGTGCACCTTTTCCTGTGACCCACATAGCTGGTGAAGTAACTCTTACTCTGTTATTAGGTAATGCAACGACACACCCTTCCCAAGGACCATTTGTTAATCTTATAACATGTGATTGTTTATGTTGAGCTGCATCATCAGCAATTTCTGATCCTGTATAATCAACTGTAAAATAATATTTACCAGTATAAAATTCACCATCTATTTTACATAGCCACGGACTAGAAGAAGTTCTGTCAAATTTTATGACTTCAAAATTTCGTGCTGAACAATCCCATGGTTGTGCCAAATGAGTCTGTATAGGGGGAGGGAAGGTATCAAGAGGCTCATCTGCCACAAGAGCTGTTATGGGTAATCGTGCCCACATTGCTCCACCATGAGGATTTTCAAGTCTATTCTCTTCATCTTCACAGCCAGTGAATATAACTTGAAAGCTTAAACATCTATCAGGAATACTTGTAATTGCTGTTGCTAAACCATGGATATATTCTCCATGATATTTTCTGTGATTGTGTGTGAATTCTTTTCTGACCCAAACTTTAAAATAGGGTATGTTACTTATTAAATAAGCCATACCCCATAATAATGTCTAACTTAAAATTGGCAAGTAAATTATACTTTTACTGCTTTCATATTGTTTTGTTTTAATACTTTTTTAGCTTGTGCTAAAGTCATAGTTGGTTTGTCTGTCATTTTACCTTTATTGGCTTTCATCATTTTAGCTCCACCTTTGGCGTAACCTTTCGATTTCATCATTCGACCACCCATGGCTTTCATCATTTTAGCTCCACCTTTGGCGTAACCTTTCGATTTCATTTTCTTTTTCATAGTATCTCCTTATAAGAATTAATTAGTTAACTGCCATCAGTTTAATCAATTTTTGCTAGGTAGTAAACCATTAGAACACTAAAAAGTTTTCGTGTACGGCTCTTAAAATCGGTCAATTTTTTCTATTTTGTCATTAAAAAATAATTTAAACCAAATATAACAATTATAGCAATTACTCCTAATACTAATCCACCATAAGATAAAAATTGAATTAATTCGGCTCTTTCTCTTTGTTTTTTTGCTTTAGCTATTTGTCTATCTTTTCTTACTTTTGCTCGAATGGCTACAAATTCATTCCACATGTTTATGTTACCATAAAGCATAAAGACTTCTCTTAACTGCTCTTCCATTTGATGAACTTTTTGGATTTTAAAAAAAGTATCTAAGGCTTCTTCATTAGAAGAAGTAAACCAACTTGCTTTTTGTTTTTTATGTTCTTCCTCTACATTTGTCATCTGATTGACAAATTTAATTATTTGTCCTGATACATCGGTCAATTGTTTACCGACCTCAACAC